ATACAGTCGAGCCATCTCTTGGCTTGCTAGGCTCCGGCCTTCCGAGTCCTCCGCAGATGACATCACCATCCTTGATCGAATAGTCGTATCCCTTCTCTGGTGTTCCCTTAGAAGGCACAATGTTTGGGTGGACATCGTCCACATCGAATACATCAGCTTTTCGGCTTCTAAACTTCCGTCCGAAGTCGCAAAACACGTGGAGGTGAACTCCTCCATCCGCGTGATCTTCTCGTCCCACGATACACTCGCCTCCCAATGCCGAAATGCGATCCATAACTCGGAATCCATCGAGAGATCCACACTGTGCGTAGGTGAGGAGGACATAGCGAGAATTGACTGTAAAAGACATAAGACACGTGATCAGAAAAGGTGTTCTTCGAAGTCCTGGGCAAACTAATGTTATAGCCCAGGACACAGGACACAGTCCGCCTATATATATAGGTGTCCCCTCACCCACAGACCACTTTGCTTCCGAAGCAAACATGCCCCAAACTCAAAGCCCCACACCGCCTGCATCCCAAGATGCGCCGATCTATGTCCAGCCGTCTACGTGGCTCCAGCCGTTACGTAAAAAGAAGAAGTCCTCGGACCTCAAGGCCCCGCCGACGTTACGCCGTGAAGAAGCGAGCCTATCGCAAAAAGACCTCAGGGAGATCTTTGGTGGACAGGATGTCTCGGAAGAAGAGAGACACACTCATCTCTGCCGCTGCGCCCGGGACCAACCCCCCGCCAGCGACCCTGTTCACGGGGACCGGGATAAGAATTAACCCAATCACCATCAACACCAACGCCAATGGCGTGCATCACCTCCTGTACTGCCCCACTGCCAAGTACATGGTGCCCAACAACGCCTCGTATCTGCCACGTCGCACTGCAACCCGCACGTATGTGAAGGGAATCTCCGAGACCTGGACCGTCGCCCCTGCCGATCAATCCACTTGGTGGTGGCGCAGGATTTGCTTTTCCATAAAGGGGCTTTACCAAAATCAGAACTTCACTGTCATGTCCCGCATCTCGTCTGAAACTTCCGCATCCAGCGGTAGTTCTCGTAAACTCCTCGATCTTACTGGTGAATCCACCGGGATCTACCAATCCGTTTACGACACCCTCCAGGAGCTCATATTTCAGGGGGTCAAGACCACCGATTGGACCGACGTCATGCTCGCCAAGCTTGACAAGACCCGCATTAATGTCCACTATGACAAACGGATGACTATCAGTTCTGGCAATGATCGGCCCCGCCCGATCGTCAAAAAACTCTATCACCCCATCAACAAAACCGTCCAGTACGACGATCAGGAGAACGGGTTGGATATCGGGCCTGCCCCCTACTCTGTCGAGAGTAAACAAGGCACCGGTGACATATTCATTTTAGATTTGTTTTCATGCAAGGCACCCGACGCTACTGATGCAACAAAAAGTGGATTGAATCTAGAGTGCCAATCTACATATTACTGGCACGAAAAATAGGGTCATCTACCCGTACAAAAATGCAATTTTTATCCATCCACTCAATATCCTCTGACTCCATGCCCATGCGTGGATCCACATTTGATAGCCAGATGCTTGGCTTCCCCCACGGGACTAGCTTAGGCTCCCGGTAAAGACATTTCACCGTGACCCATGCCTGAGCCCCCAACCATTCCTTGTAAGCGGGAAAAAACTTAATCCCGCCTCGTAGGTCATCGAACACAGCATACTCGGCGTCAGCCGCTTTCATGCATTCCTCACCGGACACCAGTCCGACGCAATAGATATGTGGGCCAAGAGATCTAGCCCACAAAGTCTTTCCTGTTCGAGACTGTCCATAGACACAGATTGACATACATCTGCCTAAAAACATCAGCCCCTATTCCATTCTGGATCCTGTAGAGCCCGAAGGCCTGGTGGTTGCTCCTGCGGTCTGCGCCGCGGCGCAGCCAGGCCATAGGGATCGGCTGAACACATACCTACGAGTGGTTCTCCACTTCCAATACCAGATTGTGATAACCAATCATCTCTTCCATCCAATCCTCCCCCAACAAACGTAACGCCCCGTGGTGACTCATAACGGGGAGGGTCAACAGCAAACTTCCAGTCGCAGTACTTGGATAGCGACGTGAAAGACACAGCTGCAGCCTTGGGATCCAGCTCGTGCACCAGTCGCCAAAACTCTCCTCGATTCTCTGCACTCGTAATCGAAGTCCACCGAGATACAGTCGAGCCATCTCTTGGCTTGCTAGGCTCCGGCCTTCCGAGTCCTCCGCAGATGACATCACCATCCTTGATCGAATAGTCGTATCCCTTCTCTG